GGCACTTGGAAAAATCACGCACTAACAAAGACAGATGTTGGTTTAGGAAACGTGGACAATACGAGTGATGCTAACAAACCGATTAGCACGGCAACTCAGACGGCACTCGATACCATTCAGGTAGAACTTGATAAAAACATAGAGATAGCATTAACGGGCTCAAACATAACAACAACAAGCGCAACTTTAGTTGATATTACGGGTTTTGTTACACCTACCCTTCCCGCTAATAGCACGTGGTTTTTTGAAGTTTTAATGGGTACGGCTTGCACGGGTACTGGAGGTATTAAGTTTGGATATACCGCACCAAGTGGTTCAACAGGATTATTATATGTTGAAGGTACATCTTCCTCAGCCGCAGCGTATCAGCAATCGACTACAAGTGGCGCGTTAAGTTCGGTTGGTGTAAATAGATTTAATGGTGGTGCTTTTACAAAATTGTATGGTCGTGTTGTCGTGGGCGCAACGGGGGGAGTGGTTCAATTACAATTTGCTTCGGGTACGGGCGGACAAACTTCAACCATTGGTGGTTTAGGTGCTTCAATAATGAAAATAACACGAGTAGCATAATGATAAAAACACGAAACATAAACGGAAAGCCAGAAGAAACACCTATTGGTGATTTTGCGGTACATAGCGATTCAGAATTTTTCTATTTTTTTGAAACCGAAGATGAGAGGTTAGATTTTTTCGCTCAGAATGGAATTGATTACACTCAGCCGTATTTATGACAGAGTTAAACGACATACTAACCCAATTAGCCGATGAAGTCATCGAGCAAGCTCAAAGAAACATTGGTGCTATACGCAGCGTCAGAACTTGGAACGGCAGGACAGTAAAACGCCGAATAGATACAACCGGTACACTACGCAACAATCTCGGTTACTCGATAACACAAACCGCAGGAAATCCAACAATAAAATTTTCCGCAGGCGGTGCGGCTAAAAGTTATTTTGCCGTGGTAAATGAAGGTAGAAAAGCGGGTACAATGCCACCGCCATCCGCTATTGTTGCTTGGATGAAAAAGAAGCCCGTTCGATTGCGATCAGCATCTGGAGCATTTATCAAAACAACGGACAAAGGACTTGCGCGAGCAGCATTCGCCATTGCCAAAAGCATTAAAAAACGCGGAACTCCTGCTACCCGTTATTATGACGATGCGATTCAAACAGTGCTTAATAGTAAGTCGCAGGAATTTACTGATAAATTGACTGAATTAATTAATAAAGAATTAGAAAAATGGCAATAACGATACAAGAACAACCCTACGACTTGACTCGTCTCGGTCAAAAATTAATCGTAAGAGCAACAAGCACCAATGTCGGGAACGATGGGTTTAAATTTGTTTTTAGATTGTTCCCTGGAACTCCAAATGAAACCGATTTTTACATCTCTCCCAATCCATCATCACAAGGAATTTTTGATTTATTCGATGCGGTTAAAGACTTTCCAAGTGTTGAGCCAACTAAAGTTTTCGTAGATGGGTTGGATGAATATTTTCAGAATAATCAATATCCATTGTTCCCCTATATTTTATGGGTGTACGAAGCGTGGTTAGTTGATGGGGTGTTGACCATTGATGAAGGTAGTGCGGTTTATGTAAATGGTTCATCTGAAGGAACTTATTTAATCCCTGCATCGTACAACATTTCAGATGGCTATCGACCAAATCCAGAAAGCGATTATGGATTTAAACCAATAGAACCATTCAACGTAGTTAGCACGTCACTAATGATGGGCGATAGAAATACAACGACTCATTTGCCCGATACTTACTTAAACGACATCACTAATTTAGGCGGACAGTATTATGTCGCTATTCCAACGCGTAAAAGCGAAAACGATTGGGGTGTACTAAATGTGGTTAGCGGTATCGGTGGTAGTTATGACGCGGGAGGCTTGTACGTTAAATATGTTCTGAAAAAATCGGATGGGACAACAGTTGAACAATCAACGACTTTATCGGGAGGGGGAGCGACTAAAAGGCTAGCGCACATCCCTGCCTATCCCGCTAATTTAAATGTTGGCACTTATAGCCCTGTCATACCAAAGAATTTTACTGATTGGCAGTGGTACTCTGTTCAACTGTTTGAGGACTCAGAATTAACCATTGTCAGAAGCGCACTTTATGTTTTCTACCCAGTCGAGGACGATTGTATCTATGAAAATGTTCGACTATGTTGGTGGTCACCAATCAAGGGTGGTTTTGACTTTTTTAATTTCAGTAAAGTGTCCCAGAAATCTGTTGATGTAGAACGCAAAAGAATTAAAAAAATAATCGGCAACTATGGCGACGCATCTAGTGGATTCACTTTTGCCACATCTGATCGTGGACTCAGCGAAACATCGGTATCACCAACAACTTATCTAGACATCACATCTGACTGGATACAAGAGGGCGAATATCGATTATTATCTAATCTCGTTCGTTCGCGTTATGTTTGGATAATTAATGATGACGGAAACGCAACACCGGTTGTTGTTGACACCAATAGCTTTATTGAAAGAAGAGAACGCAATGGAAAACTGTCGCGCGTAACTTTCAGACTCAGATACTCCAACGAAAATTTCTACTACTAATGAGCGATGTATTTATAAAATTGTCACGCGATTCAAAATCCGTTATTCTCGACACTTTCGAAAATGACGGAATCGCAGTAAATAAATTATTCAGTGACATCGAAACGTTTGAAAGTCGCGGGAGTTTTTCGCAGACATTCCGTATACCACTAACCCCAACGAACGTGGAATTTTTTGGGCAAGTGGCTAACGTGAACAATAACACATTTGACTTATTTACAAAAATAGACGCAGAGTTGTGTGTCGGTAGCGTGAACATTTACAACGGCTATTGTCAGATAAAAAAAATAGTTCGTAAGCAGGACGGAGTAGACGATGAATTAGAACTTATATTTTTCGCGGACACACCAAGTCTTATTGCCACGATTAAAGAAAAGAAAATAGCGGACTTGTCTAATCTTTCGGACTTGAACCACGAGATGACTCGCGACAATGTTTTGTCTCCACCTGCCAACACTCTTTGGACGCTTATTGAACGCGGACAAAAATTTAGTGAAGGGGAGGAAACAAGCGTTGGTCGTCCCATATTCAACACAACATCTCCGCTATTTGTTGGAGACTTAACCCCTGCAGTCAACGCTTTGTATTTATGGCGGCAGATATTTTCCGACGCAGGATTTACCTACAACTCGTCATTTATCGACAACACATTAAATGACTATTGGATTGTATTTAACAACTCGCAAGCAGTCAAAACAACGGAGTCACCAGAGTCAATCACATTTGCCGTCACTAATACTTCCCCGTACACTTTTGACCAATTATCGGGAACGACTATTGACCTAAATAGTGCAAGCGGATTTAACGAATTATTTGATAATGGTGGAAATGTAGCAGGAGGCGTGTTCACTGCGCCTTATTACGCCAACTTCACTTTTCGAGTTTTGATAAAAATAAAAAAAACAACGATAGGTGGATCATCTGACTCAATCGGTTTTCGATTAGTCAATCCTACAAATGGAGAAACACACATAGCGGTTGACGGCACGAGTGTTTATAGCACTATTGTAAGTGAGGACAACACTTATTTTACATTCCAATTCACCAAGACCTATCTATTAAATGAAGGGGATGAGGTAGGTTTGCGAGGGATTATCCCCCCTTTTAGCGGAGGCGAATGGACGATTGACGAGGCAAGTGGCTTTGAACTTGTTACCACATCAACACCATTACAAGGAGCAACAGTAAACTTGCCCGCAAATGCTCCGGATTACAAGCAAGAGGACTTTATTCGTGATATGATAAAACTGCATTACCTTGTTTTAATCCCAGACCAAAACGAGCCAAAGAAAATAAATGTTGAGCCTTTCAGTACATATATAGGCAGCGGAGATACAAAAGATTGGACGCATAAATTGCACGTTGGAGACAAAGACGTTGTCGTCTACTCAACTGCCGAGGTGCAAAATAAAAATCTGAAATTTACCTACACCGCAGGAGGCGAATACTTGTCGCAAATATTTACTGAGCAGGGTAGCCGCGTTTACGGGCAAAAGGAAATAAATAACACATCCAACGATTTCGCAACGGGAGATAAACGAGTTGAGTTACAACTGCGCTCAACCCCTTGCAATGAAATCGAAGGGACAAACATACCGGTTCCAAAGTTTATAGGCGAGACGGGTACTTATGTTGTGCCTGGTCCACGAATGCTTTACAACGCAGGTAGTGCCGTCATCGCGCTATTTAACGAAACGACCGAGGAAGGGGAGTTGACAGAGGTGTCAATTTTATCACACTACTCAGCAACACTTCCAACGCTTACTGATTATGATTTAAATTTTTCTGCGGAAACGGCACTACAAGTCATTAACGCAAACCCATTTAATAACGCTTATCAACTTTACTACTCTCGTTCTTTCAACGAAATTTATTCGACTGAAGCGAGAATAATGGAGGCGTATTTTAAACTATCATTATCCGACTTCAGAAATATTCAATTTAAAGATAAGATATATATAAAAGATAGTTATTGGAGATTGCTTGAAATCGGTAGTTATTTCGTAGGTCAAGAGCAGTTGACGTTTGTCAAGCTCGCAAAACTTGTTGGCGAGATTCGTGATTGTGAATATATACCCGTATCCATCACATTAGGAGGAAAAGTTAATTTTGAGGATGGGGCAGGAGAACCATCTGATGGTTCGGAAACTTGCTGCACTCGTTACGGCTATAAATGGGATAGTGATAGAGGCGAGTGCTTTTCTGCGTTACTCGGAGGCAATGAGAGAATTTCAATCCCATCCCCCGCGCAAGTCACTTCCACACTATCAAAAGGATTCAACAATTCGATTGATGGTAGCAGTGATAACACTTTTGTTAATGGATCCAACAACGTCATTGGAACGAAAAGCGGTAACTCATCTATTTTTGGAAACTCAAATGAGATAAGTGATTTAGCAGGAGTGACACTCGTGTCCGGTAATGGAGTCAAGGCGGTTGCCAATGGAATGCATTACGGCTTAAATAGTAGTGTTATTGGTAGAGCGCAAGGCGGTTTAATGATCGCTGAGGGAGAGGGTGATTATACGGCATCTAATGACGGAATTGTAATTCTATTTAATGGAGAAAAACTAGCCATTCCAAATCTTAGCGTGTGGGTGTGTACGATGAACGTGACCGCGATTAATCCAAGTGGTGATATGCATAGTGCTATTTTCGCATTTAGATTATCTAAAGACACTACCACTGCCGCAAGCTCAGTCACAACGTTATTTCAATCGGGGGACTTCAATACACTATCTTTGAACATCGACACGATAACGGACACAAGTGTTCACGGGTTTAAGGTTAACAGTAGCGGAGCATCTGGTTATCCATTTAATGACGTAAGAATAAGCGCGACTCTTCAATACACACAAGTTATATGACAAACGAGGAAAGATTAAAGGCAATGCAGTGCATTACAACAGTTATCGACATCTACTCTAATAGCGAAGCGAAGGGGGGAAGTGTTTGGTGTCGATTCGCGCAAGGCTCGAATAAGCTGCGTGATAAATGGAAGTACCGATCAATTAAATCAGTTTGGTACATTGGAATAATTGGTATTATTTATTATCTATTTATGTAATGGCTACAACCAACATAGACATAAAAGTTACGGGGGTAGGAGACCTCGACAAAGCGACAGAAGCAATCAACGAAGGTGTTGGTTCGGTAACTAATTTAAAAACTCAGTTACGGACTCTCCAACAAGAATTGCAAACGCTTGATCCCGCGAGTGAGAAATTTGTGGAATTATCTCAAAAAGCGGGAGAGGTTAAAGACCAAATAAAGAATGCAAGTGAAGCGGTCAACGCGAATGCTGGACCTGCATTTGAACGTCTTGGAAATAATGCATCCTTACTTACATCCAAACTCGGCTCTCTCGATTTCGGAGGTGCGGCTGAAAGCGTTAAGGCACTCGCGGCAAACGTCAAAGGAGTTGACTTTAAAACGCTAGGGGCGGAGTTAGGCTCATTCGGTAAATCAATGATTGCGCTTGGTCGCGCACTGCTTGCAAATCCGATTTTCTTATTAGCGGCAGCGGTGACGGCTATCATTATGAATTTTGATACGCTTTTGAAATTATTGCCGTCAGTAGATGCGGCTATCAGTGGCGTATCTGTTGAGTTGTCGCAAGCATTAGTTAATCAAGAGAAGTTAACGCAAGAGGCGAGAAATCAATTGGAGGCTACGACCGCGCAGGAAAACATTTTAAAACTGCAGGGACTCACCGAAAAGGACATCTTAAAAATCAAGCAGGCGCAGACCAAAGAGTTGATTTCATCATTGAAAAGTCAACAAGCGTTGCAAGACCAAATAACGATGGCTCAAATTGAAGCCGCGAAAAGAAACAGAGACATTCTCGCGGGTATTTTAGAGTTTATCGCAATTCCCATACGCGCCCTTTTAACTCAAATTGATTTGGTAGGTGATGCGCTCGGACAAGACTTTGGATTAGTTGAGGGTTTTCAAGGTGCTTTAAAATCCGTTGCTGAACTTGCTTTTAACCCAGAGGAACTTTTAGCAAATGCAGAAAAAACAAAAATCGAAAATGCTAAAGCTATTCGCGACTTGGAAAATCAACAAGCAGGCTATCAAATCGCGTTGAATAATATAGAGAAGCAAGGAGCAGAAGAGAGAAAAAAGATAGCAGACGACGAGCTTAAAAAACGATTAGAAAACGAAAGAAATTTAGCGTTAGCAAAAAGGTCAAGCGCAGAAAAAATAAATGAATTACTTCAAAACTTAGAGGATCAAAAATTAGCCGCTGAGAAAGCAAGTGAAGAGAAAAGAACACAAATGCTCGCTGACCAACGTGATTTGAGAATAGCGTTAATTCAAGACGAGACAGAGAAAGAAATCGCAGCAGTTGACGCGAAATACATAGAACTCAGAAAACAAGCACACGGGAACGCGGAACTTTTAAAACAATTAGCGGAGGCAAACCAAAAAGAGGTAGATAAAATAAATGATGATGCTGCAAAGAAAGAATCAGAAAGAAAACGCCAAGAGGTTGCCCAAAAAATAGAATTGTCTAACAACGCTATTGATGCTCTTATCGCTATCAATGATTTATTTGAGGCGAATAATGAGAAATCTGCTCGACGACAATTCAACATAAATAAAGCGTTATCCTTAGCGCAGGCACTACAAAACACATTCTTGGGGGCGACTGCAGCTTTTGCCTCTCAGCCTGGGGGCATAGGATTAAGAATAGCCGCAGCATCCATCGCGACTGCCGCAGGTTTGGCGAATGTTGTTCGAATAGCTAAAACAAAATTTGAACCAAGCGGGGGGAGTGGTGGTGATACCGGTGGTGGCGGCACACCATCTATCGGAAATGGGGGAGGAGGAGCAGTCGACACGGCTTCTAACCCGCAATTTAGCGCATTGAATCCATCATTTTTAGGGCAACAAGGTAACCAACCGCCACCGGTACAAGCATACGTTTTAGGCGGTGATGTGAGTGATGAATTAAATGCTCAAGAAAGAATCAGAGACCAATCAACATTATAACAATGGAAAAAAGAAAAGTAAAAGAGATGTTAATGGATGAGGACGGGAACTTCGGTGTTTACGCAATTTCGTTTGTCACCGATCCCGCGATAGAAATTAATTTCATTCATTTGTCCAAGCACGAAATAAAGTTAGAGTCAATTGACGAAGAGCGCAGGATGGTTTATGGGGCGGTACTTATACCAGACAAACTAATCCCGCGAATTGACCAATTAACCGGAGAAGAGTACTTCATTAAGTTTTCAAAAGAAACAATCAGAGCTGCGGCATACGCTTATTTAAAACAAGGCAACCAACGCGAACACACATTACAACACGAAATAAAAGTTGCGGGATGCACAGTTGTTGAGTCTTGGATTAGAGAATTTGAAGAGGATAAATCTTCTAAACTCGGAATCGACGCGCCAATAGGCTCTTGGATAGTAGGCAATAAAGTTGACAATGATGATGTGTGGGCGCAAGTTAAAAACGGAGAAGTAAAAGGTTTTAGTATCGAGGGGCTATTTGATGCCATTGAAAATCTTTGCAGCACAGAACAGAAAATTTTATCTGAAATCGATAATATCATTAAGGGAAATTTGTAATACATTTGCACTTCTAAGGTTTCCGTATTCACGGATGTTTTCATTGAATCAAGTTTTATTTGTTACAAATAGGGTGAGCAACGGCTTGCCCTTTTTGTTTTCAAGCGCATTAGTGTTAATAAGTTAATTGTATTTCTAGGGTATCCATTCTATTTATAGTGTGTAAAACAAAATCAACACAATGAACAGTAACAAAATTGTAACTGGCATCAACACTCTCCTTGAGAAGGCAGGCGCATCTTTTCGCGTTGGCGTTCAAGTTGAAGTTAAGATGATGGCAGAAACCAAAACAAAAGACGGCGTTGTAGTTGCAACTCCTGCGGAAGAATTTGCAGAAGGCGTAGAGGTGTTCGTTCTACCTGCTGAAGGTGGCGAACCAGTACCTGCTCCGGACGGCATCCATATTCTAGAGGACGAGACAACTATCGAGGTCTTGGATGGAAAAATCGTTTCGATTAAAGCGAAAGAAGTTGAAGAGGCTGAAATGAGCGACGATGTTCGCCAAGCAGTTGAAGCACTTGCAGGTCGCGTGTCGGAACTTGAAGGTCAATTGAACTCAGCGACTGCTGAACTATCGACTGTGAAGTCTGAGAACGAAACGCTTAAAACAGATCTCGCGAAAGTGAAATCTGAAAATGCAAAACTCGCTAAAGTTCCTGCGACTAACTCGGTTAAAGAAACTAAGCGCGAAGTAGAAAAAGAAAAAACAAACCTAAGTAAAAAGTCTTGGTCACAGATGTCGCAGACAGAGCGTGTCCTTGCTTCACTTAACAAAAACTAATTTAAGAAATGGCAACAACAACTTCATTAACTACCACCTACGCAGGTGAAAAGTTAGCGGGTTACATCCAAGCTGCGTTCCTTGCGAACGATTCTGCACAAAACGTAACCGTTAAACCAAATATCGCTTACAAGCAAGTTGTAAGACGTATCACTGACAACGCAACTGCATTTAGCGGTCAGACTTGTACATTCACGCCAACTGGCACAGTAACATTGAACGAGCGTGTTATCACACTTGTACCAATGGCACTTCAAAGAGAACTTTGTAAAAAGGATTTCTTAGCTGATTGGGAAGCTCTAGCGGCTCAAAATGGAGACATCACTGAAACTGCTGATGCTCTTACTGTAACTATGATTGGACTTATCGGTCAAATCAACGAGACAATGATTTGGCAGGGTGTGGCGGGTACCGGTGCTTACGCAGGATTTGAAACATTGATGCTTGCAGATGCAACAGTTATCGATGTTGCTGATCCCGAAGCTATCGACGCAACAAACGTTGTAGCGGAAATCCAAAAACTTGTAGCTGCTTCACCTCTACGAGTTAGACGTTCTGCTGAAAAGCCATTGATTTACGTTGCTTCTAACGTTGCAGAGGCTTACAGAAATGCTCAAGCTGCGTTAGGTAATAACAATCTTTACCAATCGGGTGCTGCTATCTCAATGACTTGGTTAGGTCAGTACGAAATCGTTGAATGCCCAGGAATGAGCGATTCAACAATGGTAATGGCTCAGAAATCAAACTTGTGGATGGGAACAAACACAACTGAAGATTTCTCAAGCATCTCTGTGATTGATATGGAACCGGTAAACGGAGACAAGACAGTTCGTTTCTCTGCTGACTTCTATGGTGCAGTGCAATATGGCTTCGGAAACGAAATCGCATTGTATCACTTGGATAACGCGTAATCATCGAATAATAATCACTGAAAAGGGCGGCGGGCGACTGCCGCCTTTTTTGGATAAAACAAAAAAATAAAATGGCTTGTGTAGAATTAACTACTGGTTTCAACCTTGATTGCTCGGATGCAATTGGTGGATTGAAAAAACTATGGATGGGTCTTTATTCGGATTTCGCAACGGGTGTCGCTCTTGATGGTACAAGTGGACAAGTTGAGACTCTTCCAGAGGCAACTATCTACCCATACGAATTGAAAAAAGGTCAAGCGAATAGTCTTGAAGAGACATTGAGCAACGAAGCTACGGGATCTCTCGCTTATAATCAAACAGTGAATTTCCAAGTGCAAATCTTGACGCAGCGCAAACAAACCGAATTGCATAAGTTGGCTAAAAACGACTTGGCGGTTTTCGTTCAAGACGCAAACAACAACATTTGGTTTATTGGTCGCTTGAGAGGAGCGCGTTTGACAACGGGTACTGGAGCAACGGGTACTAACGCAACTGATTACAATGGTTACACATTGGCTCTTGTTGCTGAAGAGCCTGCTCGTGCAGCTCGTCTTGAGAATTACACGACAGATCCTTTCGACAACTTTGCCGACATCACAATCGGTTCTGCGGTTTAATAGTAGGAATCAAAATAAGGGGGTTGAATAAGCCCCTTTATTTCATTATATTTGACCTATGAAATTTATACCAAAAGATAAAATCGTGACTATTAATGGTCGCGATATTCGTTTGAACGAATGCTCGCAGGAACAATTAGCGAAACTTGTAAAATTGTTTCCTAATTTGATTGATGAAAAAAAGCAAAAAGAGAATGATCTATCTAAACCACAACGAAGCAAACCAGACGATTCACTTGACACTGAGTGAAGCTCGTAGTTTTTTTGCAGATTCATTCACTCACTACCTCGTTGTTTTTCAATACGAGGACAACACTGACGATTCTAACAATCGTTTGGCTCAAGTGGCTACTATCGTGACCGAGAACGAACGAGACACCGAATTGACTGTGACTACTGTTGGATTAGAAAATAGCGGTCAATATTTTTATGTCGTTTACGGACAAAATAGTTCGTCAAATACAGATCCCGAAAACGTGACCGTAGTTGGCAAGTGCGAACAAGGTCGTTTAATTTTATTAAAAGATGGAGAACAACCAACTTACTCAGATAGCGGAACACCAACCATCAAGTTCGCAGAATAAAACGATGGTGGTTAATATGGCTATGTATGAAGCCGTATCGACGCGAGAAACAGAGGACAAAAAGGGTTGGGTGACTTATGGCGCAGACAATGCCTATCCCAATTATCTCATCGACTTGTATTATAGTGCGCCTTATCATAACGCGTTATGTAATGCAATAGCTTCAATGATTGTTGGAGATGGTTTGTATGCTACCGGAGCAGGATCCATCCAATTATCTATGTGGGGAACAAGTAAACACATAGACAACGTGTGTAGTGACTTGAAGATTCAAGGGGGATTTTACTTAGAGATAATTTTAACTGCCGATAAAAAAGGTGTGGCTCGTGTTAATCACTTGCCTTTTGAGAATTGTCGCGTTAGTTATTCAGAGGAGACTGATAAGATAAATGGCGTGTGGTATTCGCGCGATTGGAAAAACACTACTAAGAAGCAAAACAAACCCGTATTTATCCCATTATTTACAAAACTGCCAAGTGAGAATGAAGAGGATGCGCCCGTGCGTTACGCGGTGTATAATTTCCGTCAAGCGGTAGGTTCTATGTACTATCCTAAACCCGATTACATCGGTGGTTTGAACTATATCGAACTTTCAAGACAAATTGGTCTTTACCACGTCAACAACATTATGAATGGATTCTTTCCATCCATCATCGTGCAGTTTAACAACGGGCAACCAGATGGCAACGGCGCGGATTTGATGACAAGGGATTTTGAAAACAAAATGAGTGGAGCGAGAAATGCGGGTAAGGCTATTTTTCTTTTTAATGACAACAAAGATGTTGCGGCTACATTCGAAACGTTCCCTTTATCAGATGCGGATAAACAATACGAATACCTATCCACTCAATCGGTAGAAGCAACGATGGTGAGTCACGGGGTGACTACTCCTCTTTTATTTGGTGTTAAAAATCCCAACGGGTTTTCATCCAATGCAGATGAAATGACGGAAGGTCTTAAAATTTTTATGGAGAAACGAATCGAGCCGTATCGTCGAATGATAGCGGAAACGATTGAGTACATAATGCAAGTGGCAGGGATTGATACAAAAATCACTTTTGTTGATCCATTGAAACAAGTATCTCTTCAAAAAAAAAAAGTTAATTTAGAAATACCGGATAGTTTTGAGCCAACAAACGAGATGGCTGCTGAAGCAGAACTTGGCTTAAAATGGCGAGAAGAATTTGGTCGTGGTGGTACTGAGGTTGGCGTTGCTCGTGCAAGAGACATCAGCAACAAAAGGAATCTTTCTTACGACACTGTCAAAAGGATGAATAGTTACTTCTCTCGCCACGAAGTCGACAAAGAAGCTAATGGATGGAACGATGGAGAGGATGGTTTCCCAACTGCAGGAAGAATTGCTTGGCAGTTGTGGGGTGGTGATGCTGGTAGAGATTGGGCATCAAGAATAGTTGAGAGATACAGAGAAGAAGAGTTGCACAGTGTATGTTGCAGCACACATCAATCAGATTTTGATGACGAGAGAGCAATCGATTATTTAAAAACGGTTGCCGAACAAATTGACCTCGATGAGTGGGAAGAGTACGACGAGGACATTATCGTTCCTGCATTTGACACCATTGAAGAGGAGCAGAATTACATAGATAATTTATTCAAGAAAACATTTGAATTAGCAAGTGTAGGCTCTTACGCTAACGGAGATGAAAGAAGTCGTTGGGGTGATAGTGGGCTATACAAATTGCGCTATTCTTATTCTCAAAACATTTCGCAAGATAGTAGACAGTTTTGCAAGCAAATGGTCGCATTAGCGCAAGCAGGAAACGTATTTAGATACGAGGACATTATTGAAATGGGTAACGATGGCGTAAATGGTCAATTCGCCCCACAAGGCTCAAGCAACTATTCAATTTTTGAATGGAAAGGTGGTGTTTATTGTCACCATAAATGGGAGCGCAGAATCTACTTCCGTAAGCGCGAAGGCGGTAAGTTTTTGCCTAACGATGGATTAAAAAACGATGTTCGTGTAGCTAACGTTCCATTCGTTCCTCAAAAGGGGGTTGAAGGTGTTGCCCCAATAAATACACCAACACGCGGATCACTTAAATACGCTTAAATAATGGCTCAGATTTATCTAATTAACTACAAGTACATTCAAGAAAACACCAACTTGACTTCGCAAGTTGAGGAGAATATGATTGTGCCTTCCTTAAAGATTGCACAAGACAAGCACGCTGAGGTTTATCTTGGAACGAATTTGCTCAATAAGATTAAAGAGGACATCGATAATGACGATTTAAGCGGCATTTATTCAACGATTTTACACGAGTATATCAAACCAATGCTTACGCAATGGACAATGGTTGAATTGTATCCCTATTTACTCGTCAAACACGATAACAGTACACTAAGCATTCGCTCCGGTGAGGATTTTCAACCCATCACAGAAGCACAGTTTAAAATGCTTGTGGACGCGGCTACCAATAACGCGCAGATGTACACGGAGAGGATGATTCGTTTCCTTTGTCAGAACTCATCGGAAATCCCAGAGTACACCAACAACGATTTCCCGAATTTGTGTCCAAGAAAATCTGCCTACTCACAGAACACAATGCGATTTAGTAGCGGCAACACTGCTTCAAGCAATCCATTGCTCAACGCGACATCACTTAGTGAATTAAACAATTGGTTATTTGCATACACGGGAGGTTACTATGGCTAAAAAGACAGTTACAAAAGCGGATAAAAAAATCCTGCACGAAAAGTTAAAACAGTATTTAAGCAAAAAGCAGAACAAGAGATGAAATCTATAATTCTTTCTGCGAATCTTAAATATCTTTTTTTCGCTGCTCTTAGTTTGCTGACTCCAATCAAACACTTATTGGTTTTGGTAGGATTTTTAATTATAATCGATACTGTTTTAGGAGTTTGGTCAAGCAAAAAAAGAAGGGTTAAAATAACAAGCAATAAGCTCGCGTCAGTAGTTTCCAAAATGCTCGTTTATCAAGGAGTTATCATCGTCGCTTATGCGGTAGACACGTTGATTCTTGGTGGCATAGTGGCTATGTTCATTCAAGTTCCGTTGTTCGTCACTAAGGTCGCGGCACTTATGGTTATAATTAACGAGGGTTATTCCATTGATGAAAACATTCGTGCAATCAATAAGAACAAAGGCACTTGGTTTTATTTTAAAAAATCAATTGGAGTGGCTCAAGTGTTAAAGAGAGAAGTAGGTAAAATAAAAAAAGACGAATGAGGGAAATTAAATACATAGTGATTCACTGCTCTGGTGGAACTCAAGACGCTTCGGTCGAGTCAATAAAAAACTATTGGAAAAAAATCGGTTGGAAGAGTGTAGGTTATCACTACATAATCGATAGCCGAGGGGTAGAAACTCAGTTGCAATCAATTATCTACCCCACAAATGGCGTGAGAGGTTACAATGAAAATTCTATCCACGTATGTTATATCGGAGGAGTAGATAAATTTGGAAAACCCGTAGATAACAGAACGGATAGCCAAAAACATAAACTGCGAATGCGTGTCAATGACTTAAAAATGCAGTTCCCTAAAGCAGTTGTTTTAGGACATCGCGACTTGTCTCCGGACAAGGATGGTGATGGTGTGGTTGAGAAACACGAATGGGTGAAGGCTTGTCCTTGTTTTGATGTTAAAACACAATTGTGATGAATAGATTTTTAATTTTATTGATTGCTATTATCGCGCTCACATCCTGCGGTAAACTCAAAAAGACATCGTCTATCGATAAGTCATTAATCGATTCAACCGCTACCACAACGATAGAAGAGACATCTATTGTAACTCGTGCAGTGGACACAATTGTGACTGTTAAACCAGACACATCAAATGTCATCGCGCCTATTCCACTTGATACAACAACGACAAAAATAATCGACAACGAAAATCATTTGGTTACGATTAAAGTGGACAAAAAAAACAATAAAATAAACGTGGTTGCAATTACTAAAAAAAAGGATGTGCCAATAGTAATTAAGGAAACAACTACCACGCATCGAAAGGAAAAGTCGAAAGTTGAGGTAAAGAAAAAAGAAATAAAAAAACACTCAGAAAAAAAACGTACCACATTTCCGTGGTGGTTCATTTGGCTCGTCCTTTTCTTTATCTGTCTTTATTATGTTGGTAGATGGTTTTTCAATAAATACACATATACCATAACAAGAAACCCGCCGTGATTGGCGGGTTTTCTTTTTGTGTATGTTGATTGTTTAATCTAAAATCATCCAATCTTCAGCGAGAGAATCACTACCGCTAGGCGACCACATAGCAATATCTTCTTGCGCAGTTTTTAATGCCCAATAGGCTCGATACGGCACTAAAGCATTTTCCCCAAAGTATTCTTTAACAACGCCCGTTTGCGCGGGGTAACTTGCTGCGGGTACAATGTAAGCAAACATACCACTACCGTTCCAACCCTCGCGGGCTACTTTTTTACCGCTTTTTGCGGCTTCAGTTGCTTGTCCGAAATGTAGATTTTTCATCTTGTTGTTGTTTGAATTGTTTATTTATATTTAATACGTTCTCAGCGGATCCTGCCCATCTATAAGCAAATAAATAGCTTCACTTCCCCATCCTTTGCCTTGCGCGGGTAACTCTTCAAATGTCGCCCATAGTGTCGCTCCATCAATTGTTTTTTCGTCGGTAATGGTATAAGTAATTTGTTCACTCACTACCTCACTTGCGCCATACGAGACATTGTCATTTGAGCCGTTGTATAGTCTCCAACGAGTGACGTGTCCGGGGTACTGTTTTCCATAGCTCGTGATTAATCCAGAGGGTTTACTTTCAAGACCATTGTACAAAACGTGCATAGTAGCCGTGAGTTCTGTTCCAACACGTTTAAATGTCGCATAACAAGCGGTGGAGATAATGTTCTTTGTAGTGTCAACATTGGTGTCGATTTTATAAATCTCAGAACACAACTCATCAAGTTGATTTCGCGTGACGCCTAACATAGCTGCTACCTCAGTAACTTTAAAAGTTGGGTTAGAAATAGTTGGCTTGAGAGACTTTCCGCCTAAAACAATAACGCGTTCACGTCTTACAGTCATCTGCCAATCTTCAAAAGCAAGAGGTTGACCTTGCGCGTTAACGTTTCTGCCGATATTAGATGTTATTGTCATTTGCTTGTAAACACCATCTCCGCTAATTTGGATTTTTGATCCCGCGAATGTCACTGTTTTCCCTGCTAAATAGCCGATTGGAATAATTCCTTCGTAACGCTCGTATCCAAAAAAATAGTCGTTTTCAAGTTCACTACCGATAACGGATTTTGGATGGTTGATTCTTTGTTGAATCCAGTTGAGAAAATAGGATTTAGTAAGATCCTTTGTTTGTTTAAATACGACTTCGGTTGTAATGGTTGGCTTGCCATTGATTCTTTTATCGTAGTTAATTGTTTCGATAATCGTTGGTGTATTGGTAATCTTTTCGATTATCAACCCATCGAATGGAGCTAGGCTATCGGGTAGCCTTAACGCTTGAAGCGTTGCTTGTGTGTTTTTCATTTGTGTGTTATTTTAATCAATTACTTCTTTTTATGTTTTCCAAACCATTCATCTAAGGTGCAAGGTTCTTTTTTAAATAATTCAATAGTGTGTTGTACCAAGATAGTATAAACATCTTCCTCGCTATACATTTTTTCAATTTGTTTATCTCTATCATCTAAAGCCTTCTCCAAACTCGCTAAAATTATTTTTGTGTTCTTTAGTTCGATTTCCATTAAACCAAACTCTATAATGTCGTTGTTTTTCATTCATCACCTCCGTATGTTTCGATGTAGTATTCCTTAAAACTTCCTTCATCATTCATATTATCTGCTCCTCCATTAAAATAAGCATTTTCAAGCTGCTCTTTCTCCATTGCTTTGGCTTGATTAATAGCCTCTTTTGTTGCAGAATCATTAGCATCAATATCTAAAACATTGATTAACCATTCAACCGCAGTTTGTTTACTCATAGATTTTATTTTTTAAAGATTCAACATAATCATAATAACCATCTGTCCAATGCCATTGTCCGGGCAATGTAGTCTTAACCCTGTGTTCAATATGGACAATCATCCTCACTACTGCTAACTGAAGAGTAACATAGATAGCAGTGTAATAGATTTTACTTAGTCTATTTTGCAAGTTCAATTAGTTTTTTAAGTTTATTTGTTTATCTGAGCATATAGTTTCCTCTATTCGGATGAAGCTCGTAGTACATACGCATCATCATCGCGTCTGCGTGGTCTGGAGAGAAGCTATATTTTGCTTTTATTTCTTTTTTACCCACAACGCTAAGGCGGGTGTCCTTGTCCATATTAGCCCTTCGAATTGTTTCAAACTCTTGAATTATTCTATTTTTAATCTCAGTCACATCGCCGCTTAAATTTACGGCTATTTTACCACCGCTTACATAATTCGCCAAAAGAAAATAACACTCGGATTTTAAATTCGCGTAATCCTTCGGTTTGGTTGCCGCAGATCCATTTTTAAACCCAGTACATTTTAACGTATCGACAACACCGCCGCCCAAACCATCCTCGTCACAAATTATATTCTTTAACGGCACTTGGTGAATGTCGCGCATACCACGAATAAATTCACAAATCTCATCAATTCGTTTTTTTTCAAGAGTGGTAATTTGTACAACAGTCAACTCATCCCATAAAATTACAACTGTTTTGTCCTCACCAAGTCGAGCAATGTCTGCAGTAATGAATTTCTTTCCAGTTGCAGGTTCTTGACGAAACATAGCATTGAGATCGTTGGTGAAAAACATCTTGGATGCATCGTCATCAAACTCCCAATTTCCTTTTAACAAGCGTTCTTGGTCGTGCGGTGGAAGCAATAGCAGGTTCTTGTAGTAACTCTCCGACATATACGGGTTGTCAGTTGGCAGGGCTTTTACAAATGCTTTCTCTGCACTCAATTCTCCATTCTTATTTGGTAAATAAAACTCATTGTAAAGCCATCCTTTCGATGGATTGCAGGTCATTAATCCTTTAGGCTTATCGTTTATTAATCGATACCTCACGCGCGAGTGTAAAATGTCTACACAACGTTTGGACACCTCTGCAGCCTCATCGATGAAATAGTCTGTTATTTCTATGGATCCAAATCTCTGGAAGTCGGGATCACTTGGCATATCAGCCAAATCCATTAATATCGTTTGGCTTCCATTGTACCATTTAATGACGTGGTCTTGTCCATTGTATGTGTAGTGTATACCGGGCTTAATGTTGTAAACAGTCAGCAGTTCAAAAAATGTCTGCATAGTAGACAACCTCAACTTCTTTAACTCAGCTCGACCGATGAGTCCTTTTGTGTTGGGGTACTTAAGCCGTCTTTTAATCTGCCAATCGCATCCAAAAAAAGATTTACCGGAGAAAACGCCACCGCCATAAAGAATCTTAGACACATCACTTTTCGCGCTAAGATATTTCAGTGCTTCAATTTGCTTTGGATGGTATTTAACCGAAGTTGTTTCTATCATAATCCTGCTTTTTTCCAAACGTATTCACTACGCCCGTAGATGCCGATTTTCTTTTGATCCGTTTTAATCAACTCCCCTGCGCCAGTTAAGTTAGTAATCGCGCGACGAACACTTGTCAATGGGTACTGTTGTTTAACTAATTGATAAACTTGCGATGGAGTTAGAGATTGAAAACGCTTGAATAAATCAATAATGATTTTCTCTTGATGTCTCGCGCGTGATTCCAAAACATTAAGTATTGGAGCGTGTTCCATCGTCGTGTTGTAGTGTGATCCGTTCATTTTAAATTTTCTTTTAGGTAGTTGAAATAAATAATTCTTTTTCGTTCCATCAATACGGATTTTTGAAACTCGTTATACAATGGATGATTTTCGTTTTTTAATCGTTGAACTTTTCCGCGAGTCCACTTGTCTGGGTAATTTCTAAAAATGTTTTCTTTGGCTTCAATTTGCCACTTAATAAGTGTCTCGTCTGTCAAGTGTTCCAATCGTCCTTTGGACGCTAAATAATCTACAACAAATGGCGCAAGTGTCTGAGCCGCGAGCATACTTTTACCCTCTCTAAAATTATCGATGTCTGATTGAATAATTTTTTCAAAGCTATCGTCGGAGGTAGGCTCTGAAAGCAATTTTGTTTCCTCGTTTAATTTTGGTTGGCGTGCTTCCTTTAAATGCAGCTCTCTTTTGTACTCGATAAATTTCTCCAAAACTTGCCCGCAGTAAGAAGCATCAAAACTATTATAATGCTCTGTCCTGCTTGGGTACTTGCCTGCAACGTTCAGTTCAACTGCTAATAATAACTCGGTGTCATAAACAAGAGGCTTGTGATCGCGCAGGAAATTAGCGAGAACGATGGCGGCTTCTGGTGTAGGTGCTACGCATCCGATAAGCACGCAGCACCTTGAAAATAAGTTAGCGAAAACATCTCCGTTAGCGTTGAAAAATTGAACACCATTACGCGCGGCTTGCGTCTTATTTAATTCCGCCATTAAGTGCGTCACGCATAGCGTTGAGTCCTTCGCGAGTGTTGCGACTTCCGATTTTATCTGTTCCATTGTTTATCGTTTTACTTGTATTCGCTTTAATCCAACGACGAGCAGCGGCTTTCCAATCAGCCATTTTAACTGCCCCCACTCGCCACCCTTTAGATTGGTAAAAGTCATAAAAGTTTTGTGCTTCTATTTTAGTCGATTGATTCTCGATAAAAAAATCACAAAGAGCATTTATGTCCGGTGTGGTAAATGAGGCGCGTTTCTCACTTTCCTTTTTAATTAATTCCTCAAACAATAACCAGTCACAACTCCAATCGTTGTTTATTATAGTGAACTTGGAGCGCAATGATCCGTTCATTTCAAACTTATCCACTTCACTTTGGTGGCATTTACCGCCACTATCAACTATTAACTGCACGATGCCGTAATACGTCGAGTGTAGCTGAGATGGAATCGATTGAGCGTGCAGGTACATCAAATGCAGGTTCTTGGGTTGTTTCATTTTCTATTTGTTTTAAAAAGTTTTCAAAGATAAGTTTAAAACGCTTGTCTACCTCTTTTAAATTTTCGCATCGATTAACGAGGTTAATAATTGTAGCGTGGTGACAATTCAAGCGACGACCAATGCCAGTAAGAGACCACCCCTTTTTTCTCAGTAGATACCAAGCGACCAGGCAGCGTGCAGAAACCCTCTCCTCTTTTCGGCTACGGCTTAAGGCTTCAACCGGTGTAATCCCGCAACACTTAGCCGCAGCATCGATGACATCATTAGCATCCTTCTCAATTATCTCTTTTTGCTCTTGCGTCAATTTATTTGATTTAGAAATGATGTTTAAAAATTCGCGTCTTTTAGATGGCGGCACAAGCTCGCTTGCTTGTAAAATGGAGTTAGTCATTATACACCTCCCTTACCACTTCGCTAGGATGGATGCCAAGCGTTACCGCTATAATGTGGATGTGTTTAACTTTCATCTCAACAGGATGTTTTATGTACTTGTAAGCGGTTGGTGTGGTCACATCAAGCGTGCTTGCGAAACCCTCGGTATTACTGAAATGCTTCTCAACAAAATTTTTCCAAGATTTATTTTTCATCGTAGTCTATAATTTAATTCGTGTCTTTCCTCTTCGTTTAACTCGTCTGTTGGATCATCATTATAATCATCAACGTACTGAACGCATCGTTCTATATATCCAGTGTTTGGGTAACCGAGTTCAATGTCCCCCATTATGCTCCAAGTGCCGAAACTTTTTGTTTCAATGGGAGCGTCGCAGGTTATTGGAGCGCGAAGTCTTTCTATCGCGCTCCAAATCTCTTCAATCAATTCCGTTCTCATTTTTTAAAATGGTAAATCGTATTCTACTTCATCCACTCGCACAGTGCTTCCGTGCGTTTTCAAAGCGTTGGCACGTTCTTGCGCTTCTTTAGCAGACTTCAGAGATCCGTACTCTGGAGTATTCGCCATTTTTGTTTTTAAGAAATCGGGTAGTGTTTCAAAAACAGACCAATCAAAATCGCTATAGGATAACACGCGTACTTTATTCATTGGCGCGGGCATAGCCGCCACCATTGATTTATGGAGTGGTGTTGCGCCTTGAATGTTTGCGTAGGTTTTCTCCCCCTTCTCAACGTGTGTCACATTCAACTGACAAGGCACGCCCATTAGCTTGGTAATATCAAACTTCTTTGCCTCCTCCTCAGTAAACTTTTGACCTCTCCAAGACTCAAGGAAGGCGCGTAGTGTAGATTTTTCGTGCATCGACAAAGTAAACTCACGGCTAATAACCATCGGTTGTTCTCCGTTTTCCTCTTTAAATATTCTGAGTTCTTCCGGTAGTTCAAAACCAATTCTAACTTTCATTGCCGATTTAGTTTGTCCCTCCCAAATGGATGTCTCTGTTCCGATTTGAATCATTTCGTAGCATCGTGCCAGATGCATTCCTGCGGGTACTTGTTCGCGAGGTGCGCCACCTCCGTTGT